TGCTTTTAAAAGAGCTTGACATTGATAAGCCAAAAAATATAGCTGTATATATCATGAACATAATAGATGAGTATGCAGTTGATAAATGCTTTGTTGATAACGCATTATCAGGTCATGCAATTGTTGATGAGTGTCATGACAACGGCTACGGCGCTGTTGTTACTCGAGTAAGTTTTGGTGCTTCTGCAAACAACAAAGATCAATATGCGAACAAGCGCGCAGAAATGTGGGATTTAATGAACGAGTGGCTACAAGATGAGCCGTGCTCAATAATTGACTCAGAATCTCTGCATGCTGATTTAGTGAGCGTGCAAAAAAAGCGAGACGGAAAGAATCGCTTATTACTTGAAAAGAAAGAAGACATGCGTGCTCGCGGATTGCCCAGCCCAGATCGCGGTGATTCGTTGGCTCTCACTTTCGCAGAACCGGTTCGTAAGCGGCGTAGAATTGTTAATACTATGACTCAACAAAAGAGGAAAGGGTGGGGTGCAATACAAGCTCTTTGATCTTGATGATAAGCGCGTATCTACAGCACACATTATATATACTAATGACTCAAACAGATGGTGGTCTAGATTTGTCCACCCTGAATACAAGCACGTTAGCATATTGCAACATGATGAATTCAATTATTACGAGATAAATTACAGCGCGCATGGGCTTGATGTTGAGATACTGCCCGCAAATGCAAAGTATACTGATATAGATTTTGTTATTGATTCGTATCTAAGCATGAATCAAGTTACAGCTGTGCAGTCAGTTGTTTACATCGGTGACAAAAACAGAACTTTATACCCGCTGCTGTTAGGCTGTTTCTCATGCGTAGCTGTAGCAAAAGCAGTTGTCGGCATGAAGTGCAATGCTATCACTCCATATCAATTGTACAAGTATATTTCTAATCATGACACGGATGCATGTGGACGGTATTTAATTTATGATTAAATTTGAGTGCGAATTAATTTATTTTTGTTATACTAGTTAAAGTAAATAATTGGAGATCAAAATGGGCGGCGATGCACCTTCCCCACCTCCCGAATCTGCGGAGCAGCGCGAAGAGCGCGAAAGGCTTAAACGTGAGCGTGAGCAAGAAACTAAAAAGCGTAATGAGTCATTATTGCGCATGATTCGTCGTATGGGTGGGTCGAGCTTGTTGGGTGGTGGTGATAATCAGGACACGCTTGGATGATTGATCAAAGTATTTCGCTAGAAGATGCAAAAAATATGTTCGACAAGGCTAAAGCTCGTCGGCAAAACTGGGACAGCGAATGGGAAGAAGTATACGAATATGTATTGCCACAGCGTGAGATTTTCTCTCAAATGCTGCCGGGGGAGAATAGAACAGATCAGATTTTCGATGATACGGCAGTTAACTCTATTCAGAAGTATGCGTCTCGTAGACAGAGTGCACTAACGCCACCGTTTCAGAAATGGGCAAAGATTTCACATGGCCCAAACAGAACATCTCAAGATCAAGTCGAGTATATCGAGAATCAAGATATAGCAACGCTAGCTGAATACAACGACAGTGTTAGCGATATTTTGTTTAGCTATATAAATGACTCAAATATAGCAACTGAGGTATATCAGGCTTATTTAGACCTTGGCATTTCTACGGGCGCATTATTGCTTCAGCGTGGCGAGCTAGGCGGTCCTGCGCTTCATTTTGATGCAGTTCCGTTGGCTCAATTGTATTTGATGGAAGGGATTCATGGCGTAATAGATACTGTATTCTGGGAGAAGAAGATAAAGGGCATTAATCTTGCGCGAGAATACACTGAAGTTGTTAAAAGCGATCCAGCGCTTGAGAGTGCCATTGAATCAAGACAGAACGAAGATTTTACAGTTATTGATGCTTCATTTACGAGAGTTAAGGAAGGATTCTTTAAGCGCGTTATCTGGGAAACATCTACTAACTGTATCTTATTTGAAGAAACTAAGATGATAACGTCTTATGCGGCTAGCCCTTGGATTATATTTAGAGAAACTGTGACACCTGGGGAGGTCTATGGTCGCGGCCCAGCGATGCGCACCAAGGCAACAATCAAGATGGCCAACTATATTAAAGAACTAATATTACTTGGTGCAACGTACAGCATTCAGCCGCTTTATTTCAATTACATGGACAACGATATCAATGTTAGTAATTCATATGATTTAGTACCGGGCACAATGATTCCTGCAAATCCGATGTCTCAGCGTCAGCCACTTGAGCTTGTAGAGCGCCCACAACAATTTCAGTTTGCGGAAGCATTATTATCTGACTTAAGACAAGATATAAAAATTGCATTTGAGGGCGAGACGCTGCCCGATGTCAACGGTGCCGTGCGTTCTGCTACGGAAATCGAAATCAGACAGCAACAGTTAATGCAAGAAATTGGTTCTACAGCGCGGCTACAACGCGAGCTAACGTTTAGAATTATTGAGCGTTCACTATACATATTAGATAAAGAACTGGGTGTTATTCCAAAAGCTAAATTTATTGAAACTGGCGAAGATGCACTGGGTGAAAAGATCAACGGCCGCGATGTTAAAATCGAGTTTCAATCGCCTGTCACTCGCTCTCAAAACTATGAGAATTTGCAGAATCTTATTAGGGCAGATCAGGTTTTGGCTGAGATGTTTGGAGAGCTAAAAACTAGCTTCTATAACATTCCTGAAACTGTCGAATATATCAGAGAAAATGGCTCTATAGAGCAAGAGCTTATTAGAGACAAAAATGAACTTCAGAAAGCACTTGATGCAGCTCAACAAATGGCTATGCAACAAGTCGCGGGAATGCAACAAAATGCGCAAGGAGGGCCAGCGCAATGATTTCATTAACTTTTCAGACAGACAGAGAGGGTGTGGCTTTTGAGAACTACAAGTTAGCAAAGCTAGACTCAGCATCAGATTGCATTGTAGCTACACTTCCGGCAAATACATCAACGCAAATTACTGTTCCGTCTGGCGCCGCATATGCTGTACTGACGCCAACTGGCGCTATTTTTTATGACGAAGCAACGATCAGCCTTGATTTAACATCTATTGGAGGAACATTTGTTAATGGTCCGCAAATGATACACGGCGGCGAAAGATTCGTTTTAGACCTAAGTGGAATGTCTGCGTTATGGGTAAAATCAATAGACTCTGAAACTGTTGGTTGTGCATTTTATTTGGTGTAAATATGAGAATATTTTCGCGAAAACTTTTTATTAAGACTCCTGGACAGCTGAAAAAGGTATCAGTTCCTCCCCCGGGGTCTAATCTACTTGTGTTGAAGCGCAATGACAGATATGCAATTAGTAAAAGAACCGACAAATTTTTCTTATTAAGGGGTTAAAAAATGGCAAGTGGAGAAGAGTATTTAGAAGATGTGCCCCTCAAAGCTTCACCGGTTGCGGCAGATTCATTCTATTTAAGAGACAGCGAAGATAGCGATTTAACTGCACGAGCAACGATTACGTCACTCATTACGCTGTTAGCTGCTACGTTTTCATCGCGTGCAAATAACTTAAGCGATCTCACTAACGCAGCTACAGCAAGAACGAATTTATCGCTCGGCACAGCTGCTTTATTGAATTTATCTAGCAATTTACAATCAATTAACGATGCTCAAGCTACTAGATTAGCAAATCTCAATCAAGACTTAACAACTACAAGTGATGCTCAGTTTAATGACCTGGGTTTGCTAGGCGGTTTAACTGTTGGCGGTAATATTACTGTTACTGGGACGGTTGATGGCACAGACGTCAGCTTGTATCAAAATCTAACAGCCGCTGAAATATCGCAAATAGAAAATATTAACACTACAGTTATTACCGGCCCAAACTGGACGCGGCTCTCAAATCTTGATCAAGATGTAGATACAGCATCATCAGTTTCATTTAACGGTATATCTACAACGACATCAGCAAACATCGGTACTTCAGCATCAATCGGCACAAATCTTGATGTTACGGGTACGGCTGCTTTTGATGGCCATGCGCTTGTTCTTGCGTACAAATCTTCAACAACTGCAAATCTGACTGGTGATGGAACATCTTATACTGTTATATACGATAGCGAAGTTGTAGACGTGGGATCAGACTTTAATACAACTACTGGTGTCTTTACAGCTCCGACAACAGGTAAATATCAAGTAAATGCTAGAGTAAAATTTGATACTGTTGCAGCCGGGCACACATTTGGAATTATGACAATCAATACTTCAAATAGAACATATGTTGAAGATATCCCAAATCCTGCAAATTCCAGGAATAGCAGTAATGACTTTACTTATAATATGAGTCAAATAGTTGACATGGATGCATCTGACACATTGAGCATTTCTGTAAATATATTTAACAGCACAAAGACAATTGGTATTACTGGTCATGCTACTCAAAATCCAACTGCAATCTCTATTTATTTATTAACGAGGACATAGCTAATGGCTACAGAAATTAAAGTAAATGATACTGTTGTTAAGACAGTTAGCGATGCTGAGTTGAAAGTTCTCAGATATATGATTAACTCAGATACTCTAGCTCAAGACATGATCAACAGAATTGTTAGCATTATAGACAATAAAGTCGAGCGTGCGTATAACCAACTTTTATCAGATTGGATACCTACGTTGCAAGCCGATCAAACTATCGAAAACATACCGGCTAGAAAAGTAGATTTTGTGAATTATGTTACATCGCGACAGGATTACAAAGACAAAAAGCAGCGAGATGAAAATTAGGCGCGCACAGTTTGATGGGGTGGGATTATTTTTCACCAGAACAACTAATAGAGAGAGGAAAAGATGTCAAGCTGGAATGATTATGAAAACTTGCTTCAAGATGCAAAGTCTAGGAAAGCGCTGGAGATAGCTAAGTCGCAAGAGAGAAGAAATAAAATAGGAAGATTTTTAATTGGCGATCCAGGCAAGAAATTCTTAGATGAGTTAAAGCATCAATTTTATGACCAAAACATTTTCAATAAAGGATTAGAAGACTGGGAGCCGCCATATAGAGAGGGGCAAAGAAGCGTTTACATGTATTTACTAAGTTGTTTAATGTCAGAGGAAAATTCAAATGATTGAAGATCAAGCTGGAAATTATATGGATGGTAAAGAGGGCGCAGGCTCTCAAGAAACTAATGATGGAGAAGCAGCGTCATTATTTGATTCTGTGTCGAGCGAAGAGTCTTCTGGGGAGGCAAAAAGCGACGCCCCCCCATTCTTATTAGATAAATTCATGAAGCCAGGTGGCGATATTCAGAAAGCTATGGCGGCTCAGGCAAAGGCATATGTTGATTTAGAAAAAACATTTCACGAGAAAGCAGGTGTTTTTACTGGTGCGCCAGATGAATATGAATTTGATATGCCAGAGGGCATTTCTGCAGAAGAGTTTAAAGACGATCCACTCTTCAATGACTTTAAGAAGTTTTGCAAAGATTCAAACATGAGCAATAAAGCGGCAAATAGCTTGTTTGGTATGTATATGGGTGCTATGCAGAACATGGCAGAAAAAAATCAAATTCAGATTGATCAAGAGATGAAAAAGCTCGGCCCGCATGCTTCTG